GTAGATTTTACACTACAAATATATATAAAAGTTATTAGAAATCCAAACAATCATCAGAACGAACCGCCAGTGATGGGGTTACGCATAACAATCTTCAACACTTTCGTGGGGTCTTTAACCCAGATAGCAGGCATAGTCTGAGACATGAATACACGGTATCCGTTAAACTGTCCAGAAGACTGGAAGCCTTGGGTACGGCCCATGTAATCCATAGTACCATTCTGATAGAACCACTTCAACTGATTGTCCCAGTTCAACTTCAACAAGTAGATGTTGTCGTTGTTGTCATCAGTTACATCAAAAATAATGAAGTTGTAAGAAGACAAGGGATAACCATCAATCAATGGGTTCTCAATGTCGTTAGTATGCAAGTTGTCAAATGCAGGATTCAATACGAATCTAACGTTAGCCAAGAAAGGAATAACGTAGCTGGTGTAAGCATAACCAAAGTTCAAGTCCATGCCCTTACCAGTGATAGCTCCGATATCAGCAGCCTGAATCAACAAACCAGATTGGATAGCTTCTTTCTTAATAGCTTCGTTAACAAGCTTCATACCACCCATACCAGTCTGTACAACCAACTGACGCTTGGGATCTGGACCTTTGAAGTCAACCTTACCAGCATAGAAGTTGTAGATTTCAGACTTGAACAAATCCAAGTTGAAGCTAGACTTGTTGTAGATACGCTTGAAGCTGTTATCCAACTGCTTCCACAAACCTACAGACAAACGTACATCATCAGGACCGTCTTGCTTAACACGACCACCCTGTCCCCACATGAGGTAGGTTTCAATGTCAGAAGCAATTTTAGACAAGTGAGCAGCTTCCATCTTAGTCAAGAAGGTACGGCTCAAGTCACCATTATCAAAAGCACGCTTAACAGCATCTTTACCCATGGTTTGTACCATAGTTTCCAAGCTGCTGATAGAAGGATCCATAGTCTTATCAAAGTTTCTCCAGATCTCAGTTACAGGAACAGTACCATCAGCATTCATACCACCTTTGATCATCAAATCAGCACGGCTAGATACGCTGTAGTGAACGTGAGCTTCAGCTCCACCTACGAAGTTGTAGAACTCACGGAAACCGGCACTGTATTCTCCGATGTCAGAGAAACGCTCACCGTACTCACCACGGGCAGAACCCTTACGGAACATCTTAGTTCCAGGAGCCAAATACTTGTTATCCAAATACTTAGCGTTATCGTTGTTAACCAACTGAACAGTGTAGATAAAACCATCACCGGTAGGAACGATGTCATCAGCAGTGATGTACAATTCCACACCATTGTACTTGTCATAAGTGATCATATCACCATGACCAAAAGTACGCTTGTTCAATTTGATTTTGAAGCTGGTACCGTCAATACCCTTTTGAGCATTGCCAGACTCAATATCTTCCATGATGTAGGGAAGATCGTTAGCCACAGGAACCTGCCACTTGTACTCACCTCTGTGGTTGTCCACATTGATTACGTTTTTACCACCGAAGCTAGAAAACTGATAAAGAGGCATCTCAACCTTCTGAGTCATGGCCCACAAATCAACGGGGCCCATGTCCATAGGTTCAGCGCTCTTCAGCATGTTTACTAAGTGGTATGAGTCTACGTGAGAAGTTGCTTTGTAAGCAGTGTCTCTCAAGAAGATACCATTGTTTAATACTGGAGTTGCCATAATTTATATTTTGTTAAATTGTTTGTTTGCTATTTAAAATCTTTTAAAGATATTTTTTTGGTTTCTTGGCAGTGTACGTGAAGGCTTTTGTTCCTTCTCTTCCACTACTGTAGAAGCAATACGCTTAGACTGTTCTGTTTTTAATTGTCTAACCGTAGATTCTACAGACTTGCTTTTACCCTGTTCCATAATTTTGTTCTTATATGCATCAGGATCTGAGAGTAACCACAGAGCCTCAGCAATAAGATCATGCCGGGGTTCAACAAACTGATACTTCTCTAAGAGATGTCCCAGTAAGTTTGTATTTCTACCAGAGATTGAAGGGTAATTAGGTTGTACTAAACCAGCATACAAAGCAGATTGAATCTTTCTATCTAACTTGATACCGTTTAATTCACCTATTTCAAGGGCCTTATATACACTATCCATGTATTGTTCAGCTGCGGCTTGCTGTTGCATTTTCATCTGCTCTTGTTCAGCAATCTTACGCTCAACTACTTGTTGCTGCATCTTGTCCAACTTTGGTTTAAACTTGTTAGCCTGTTGCTCAAGTTTGCCCAAGTCTTTCCAAGTCTCAATCTCTTCAGAGATGTCTTCATCAGTACCAAAGTTTGTAGCTCTTAAATAAGTACGTACAATACTTTCCTGATCCATCTCATCTGTAGGATCCAAACTACGGATTTCCTCAGATGCAGCTAATGCACCAAATAACCCCTTCAGATCTGTGCCTCCGTTTGCTACATATTCAGCAGCATACTGAAGCTCTTCAGGTAATGATTCAAAGAACTCTTTTGGAGTTTGCTCTTTAACCTTGCGTTCTTTTTCTTCAAAGTTAGCTTGGAGCAGCTCCTTCCAATCTTTCAGAGAATACTCTGTTAGATCTTTGTCGTCATCAAATGGAATCAGTACCTCGTCTTCAATAAGTTTAGAGAATACCTCAACCATTCCACTCTTGTCCACCTTAGGTCTACCTTTAGAAGATGTTTCTTCTTCATCCTGTTCATCAGGCATAGCAGCAATTTCTTCAACTGCAGAAGCTACATCTACTTTAGGCTCAGACTCTTCATCCTCCTCTTCTTCAGTAGCAGGTGAATCTAAGAATGACATGTCAGTTTTTGCATTGGAGAACATTGATGGTTTTTTGTTCTCCTCCTCAGGAAGCATCACGCTTTCAGCTCCCGGTGCCCCACCAAAGATTTCATCTAAGTTGATATCAACTTGTGAAACTGTGGTTTGGTCAATTGGTTTATCACTCATAATTTTTTAATTTGGTTTTGTTGTTGGTTATCATTTAAAATATAATAATTAAGCTTGTATAAACTTACAATATTTTAAATTTTTTTTATCGTAAAAGTGCAATGGTTGCAATATAGGGCTAACGTTTATTCTTCCTTATCTGAAGAGGGTTTTACATCATATCTGTTCTTGTTAGTACGTGCAATCTCTAGTGCTTTATTAGCCTGCTCACGCTTAGTGGCTAATTCTTCACGCTTGAGATTAAGCATGTCCTGATTCATAGAACGTTTGATGTCATTAGACTCCTGTTTAAGATTCATAGTCTGCTGAAACTCTTCTGACTTACGGATGTCCCGCATAACATCTTGATAATCAGACTGTTCATTCTTATTGATATCTTGCATAGAACCATAACCCGCAGCTCTAATCTGAGCAACCAGTACATCTTTCTGTCTGTCTTTCTCAGATTCTTGCTGCTCAAACTGGAGTTTCATTATCTCTTCTTGTTGCTTAGCCTCAATAGCTTGCTGCTGCATAGCTTGTTGTTGCTGCATTTCTTGCTGACGCTGAGCCATTTGTTTCTCTTCAGTAGCTTTCAAGATATGAGATACCTCAGATATAGACTCTGCTTTGATGATGTTACCCAAGTCAAAGATAGAAGCACCCGTGGTATTATTAGAAATAGCCATTTGCTTCAACTGCTCAAGGGTTGCTCTATGGTTAGCTTTAGTTACAGTAAAGATGTTAAAGTCTCTCAGCATCAAGTTTGTACCATTGATCTCAAAATTAACCTTCTCATCAGCAGACGTAATGTATTGCAGTCTTACAGAAGGTTTAGTAGAATGGTAATACTGTGCTAAGTCAGTTCTCATTTGGTGCACACGTGGCATCAAATAATCACAGTGGTTGATAAAGTATGTCTCTGTCTGGGCATATGAGTTAGATACAGCAATTCTTAATCCGGTTGCTGTAGCTTGTTCTACCTGCTCACCCAAACGCTGAGGAGTAATACCAATAACCTCAAATGCTTGTTGCTTAAAGTAATTAGCCAACTGAATACGTGACATCAATCTTTGAGTCTGTTCTAGATTCAAAACTTGATAGTGTTGGAAGTTAAGAGCGTTCTCAGTGTTAGTAATGGATGTATCCAATGGTAACATCTGGAAGTCTTTCATAGCCACGTATGCTTTAGCTAAGTTGTTCTTGCCCCAGTCTTCTCCCAAAGAGTGTCTAGGTAGAGCATTCTGATCAAGCATAATCACTGTACCTAATTCATCTACTAGGATATCAGCAATCTGGTTATTAACGATGTTATAGCCGATCTGGAAGGGTTTCATTAAATCTACTAGGGAAGTAGACCTTGTGTTACGATCAGAGAATACAGAGCCTTCTACGGGCAATTTACAGCCGTATAGAGTAGCATCACCCTTGAACTGGAATGGAACACGTCCAGGTTTGTCACTATTAATACCGATGTATATAGGGTTAATACCTCCTGTAGAGTAGTTATTCATACCCCAGTATGCAGGATAATTAGGTCCAATCTTTACACCACCCCATACCTCATTGATCCAAATCCAGTCAATGTGGTCACCAGCAATAAGATTATCTTTTGTTTTGTTCTTGAATACAGTGGTGTCGTAAATGGGCTTTTGGGTTACTTTATACATCTCATCTACTACATCCTGAATCACGTTACCCAACTCATCAATTCTAGTAAGGTGTCCTACCTTGCGTTGTGATTTCCAGTAGGTAGTTGTAACTCGCAGTAAATCAGTGTTTTGGTAATCAACATAGTCCTCACCTTCAGATAAAATCCAGTTTACAATGTCACCACCTTTACCATATTGATCATCCCATACAGATACAAACTGTCTATATGCTAATCCAGGTTGTCCAGTATTCCATTCATGAGACTTAGTAGCATCATAATATGAACCATCGTTCTGCTGTCCACCAATAGGATATCCAGCAGCTCTTGTTGGGAAAATAGCCTCTAATGATCTCAACTGTTCTTCATTCATCAAGTAACCATACTTGTCAATGATATCAGCTACAGTAAGCATTTCTACTTTACCAACCCAGTTACCCTGAGATACATAACGTACATCTGCAGATTTATGATAGAATGTGATAACAGGATTCCAAAGTTCTACTTCATAATCATCGTCATTCATCTTGAAGTGCCAGAACTCTCTATCAGTGATAAGCATATCACGGAAAGCACGTTCTTCAAGTTCATCCATTCTAAAACGCTCAATGTCTACACGCATCTGATGCTCAGCCCATTCCTCAAGCATAGATCTGTAATCTTTCTTGAAGTATTGCTCAATCTCAGGTAATGATTTTAATTGTTCAGGAGCTAAAGCTTGTTGAATCTCAGGGTCTTCCATATCAGCACCCATTTCAATCATCTGTAATACAAGCTTCTGTTGTGCATCAGCTAAAAGCTTTTGCTCAACCATTGCGCGTTTCTGCTCTAATAACTCATTATAAGAGTATTCATCTACAGTACGAAAGCTAACTTTAGTGTTGCGTTTAGCAAACTCAGATACTAATACGTTAACTACGTTAGGAATAATAGGATAGAACTTTAGTTCTAATGCAGTTGCATCCTCTTTAGTAAGAATGTCAATTAACTCTGCATACTCTTGATCCTCCTCAATAATATAATCAGTTTTGTCAATGATACCTTTTGCAAGTTTATAGTTCTTCATTAAACGTCTAGCGTTTCTTCTAACTTGCTTAAGTCCTTGCCACTCTAACCAGTCAATATTCCATGCTGTCCAGTCATCATCTTTTTTAATTTTAGGTAAAAACTGGATAGGTTGTGTCAGAGTACCCATTCTATTGTACTCAGACTTAGCTCCAGCTTTTAACTGCATGGCATTATATAGTTGCATATTCCGTTATATTAGTGTTATTTGTATCTAATTCATCTAGATCTATATCGTAGATTTCTTGATCTGGTTCATACTCCAAATAAATAATGTTTACTTGAACAGGTTGTAACAATGTTGTGCTGACGTAATAGTTCATCTGAAGTTTTTAAAAGCTCTTCTAGGTTTACTAGATGAAGTATTTGATTTACTCCCACCTATATGTCTAAAAGGGCTCACTTTAAATTTATATAAATTACTGTTATTTTCCAAGGAATTGTTTGTTGATTCTCTTCTTCTTACAAATCCACGGTTAGATTGTTGCACTGAAGCAAACGCTACAAGTGCAGTAAATGCTACTAAACGGTCAACGTTTAAGCCACTATGATAGGCTAACATTTCTTTTAATAACATTGGGTCTGGTATTCTAGTTACACCATATGTTGTTTTAACCACCTTACCTTCATTAGTGGTAACTTGATCTACCTCATCTTTAAGAAACTCAATAGCATAAGATAACAAGTGACTCTTAAATAAAGTACCAGTGTTTCTCCAACCATATTCCTGGTATACACTTCTGTTAGCCCCTATATCCTTAAGAAACAACATCTGATCTTTAGTAACTAAGTATCTCTGTTTCTTCTTGGATATCATGTACTGTATAAACAAAGACACGTTGTTTTCCACTACTGTCCATGCGTTATACCACTCTATTAATAGTTCTAGACGCTCATGTGTTTTCTTGATATCATCAAATCTACCACACCAGGCAGCTACAATACCATCCCGTTCTATCTCTACATTAAGATTCTCACCATCATCTTTGGTCACTTCTATAGGTGCCTTATATACATATATAGAACATAAAGAATCTGATGTAGATGTTCTACCCTCACCTACTGGGTCAATAGATGCATAATACATCCCAAAGCTAGGATTACTTTTTGGTCTTTCCCATACAACTATAGAACCTTCTTTGTCCTCTAGATTCTTAGGTACGGGGAACTGATTAATTGGTTGCTTACGTGATTCGTTAGCTTTAATGCTTCCAGTATCATCACGTTCTAAGCTTATTAACTCATATGGATACTCTTTATCCTCACAACGTTTTAGTTGTGCTGTAACTAAATGTACAGGGAATACAGATTCCTTACGGTAAGCAAATGCCTCTTGAATATTTAGAGGCTTCTGAGATATACGTAATTGGTATTGTTCTGGATCTAATTCCTTCTTAAATCTATTTCTTTCATCATGAATAGCTTCTACTGCCTTGTCTACCAATGAGTTACCATAGTCATCAATAAATGGTGGCATTGACCATTGTTCAGGAATAAACAATCCAGCTAGTCCAATAGTACCTTTATCATCTATAAGATTAGTTTCTACAGCATAGATATCATTAGCTCCTGGATTCATAATCATCTTTTTCAATGGTTCACATTGATCAAGATCACCCACAGAACCTGCTGCTATAAACATACCCGTTGTTACCATACCAGATTGTAAGGCAGGACGGATATATTCATATGTCATATCCATCTTAGGTGCAATACCTGCTTCTTCATGAAAGAAGTATTTACAGGGACCACCTACACCAGATGTTGCTGATTTTTCAAAAGACATACCCTGAATAGTTCCTTTTAATCCAGCTTCAGTAACACGATTACCCTTACGTACCTCAATCTTCTGCTGCCATAATAGAACCTTAGATGGATTCATGGGTCTATACCATGCAGTATGCTCATTCAAAAATGCAGCATATTCATCCAAAAACTTCCAGGATCCTTTGTCGTTAATATAATCCTTAAGAGATGCACCTATTTTCAAAGTTACACCAGGCTCAAACCATAATTGATTGAGTAGCTTTGCAATATGAAAATAAGAACTAGCAATCTGACGTTTCTTTAATATAGCACTATGCTTATAATGTAACTCAGCAAGTAGTTCATACAGTGCCATATGGTACTGAGCATCCCTAATTTTAGCAAATCCAAACTTCTGTATCTCCTTGTTAAAGATAGGTAAGAAGTTTAACCACATATAATAGTCACGGGTTATATACCATGACTTCTTTTTAGAATGTACTAAGATTCCATTCTGGCATTTATTCTTCTGATCATCCCAATAATTAATGAAATCCTTAGATCTAAAGGGATGAGTGCAGTAAACACCATCTTTCTCAAACTTCTGACACTCCTCATTAAATACTAAACTGTCTTCATTAAATCCATACCTTCCTGGTTCATCAAAAAGTGTAAGAATATAATCTCTAAATTGATCACGGGTTTCAAAGTCTGTTGTAGACCACACACCCTGTTTCCAAGTTGGTACAGAAATAAATACATCACTCATTTAGTTTATTAATTTTATTTGGATCCCCGTCAGCTTTTCTAATAATTTCTACAAGAACGTCTAACTTCTTGGATTTCAATGGGTTAAGAAGTTCACCATTCCAATATTTGTTGTATTGATCACGGGTAAATGCAAACCACATCTGCATGTGTTCATTGTAGTGGAAAATCCACTGCCATAAAGGGTAATTATTTTTCATAATTGATCGTATGCTAAACCTTGACCACCACGTACTTGGCTTTGTTGTTCTTCTGCCAAATCTTTGTAAGCCCCTTTAAATGACTCCCTGATCTGTTGAAACTTAGCAGCTGCATTAATCAATGCTGTAATGTTACCATCTCTACCATGTTCAATCTTGGTAGTCTCCATATACTTAGCTAAACCATCCAGCATAGCTTTAATTCCCATATATGCTCTATACGTAGGTGTCTCATATAACTTTCTACACATAGTTAATCCATGTATAATCAAGTCATCTTCTAATGAAAACTCTGCATCCACTTCTTGTAGAATCATTTCTTCCTTCTCATGCTCT